ACGAGAACGCGCCGTTGTCAATCATACTGACTGCCAACACCGCTGTTGTCGCCACCACTGACGAAAGTCTGAAGCAGGTTGACTTGAACAAGATACCGAGCTGTATGATAGGCGCACGCTATGTGTCTGTAGCTATCAGCCAGGGGCTTGACTCCGATGTTTCCGCCATGCAGCTTGCCAACCCCAACTACACCCCAGTGGGCGTTGTGGGCGCATTGCTCGGTTGTTTGGCATACGCCAGCGTTCAGGAGAGCTTCGCTTGGGTCAACAAGTTCAACATGGTAGGTTACTTCCCTGACATTGAGATGGGCTTTGGCGACATGACCCTTGACAGCGAGGGCAAGTTCACCAGCACCCTGAAGTATTCCTCTCTGAACAAGACCAAGTTGGACACTTTGGACGACAAGGGGTATATCTTCCTTTGTAAGTACAGCGGTTTGGAGAGCGGTGTGTATTTCTCGAAAGACCAGACTTGCGCCAACAGCGACAGCGACTATCGCACGGTGGCGAGAAACCGCACTATCAACAAGTCGCGCAGGGCTGTCCGCACGGTACTGTTGCCATACGTCAACAGTCCGTTGAAGGTTGACCCCAGCACAGGCTATCTGTCCTCCGCAAAGATTACCATGTTCCAGAACCTCGTTTCTGATGTTCTTGACACGATGGAAACCAACGAGGAGATTTCGGGCTACTCTGTCACCATTGACAAGAGCCAGAACGTGCTGAAAAACGACAAATTGATTATCCAGTACTCCCTTGTACCCGTTGGTGTCGCAACCACCATTGAGGTAGAGGAAGGCTTGGCATTAACTACTGCTTAAAATAAATCAGTAATATGGCAACAATAAATAATGTTTCGTACAGCTGGTCGATGATTCGCATCTCGATACCAGCGTTGGGTATATCCGAGGACTCCACTATCATGCAGGGAGTGTCGGAGATAAAGTGGAACAAGAAGCGCAAGGTGGAGAACAACTATGGCATTGGCGGTGAGGCTATAGGCAGGGGTTTTGGCAACAAGACCTGCACTGCCTCTGTCACGATGGACTACAACACCGTGTCGCAGTTGCGGGCATTGGCAGGCTCGCTTATGGACTTGGGCGAGTTTGACCTTATCATCTCGTTCACCAACGCCTACGCAGGTTCGGACTGGACTGCCGAGACCGTCACGCTGAAAGGATGCCTGTTCAATGAGGACGGCATGGAAAGCAAGCAAGACGACACTGACATCACGAAGGAGTTTGATTTGAACCCCTTTGACATCATCACAGGAGAAGGTTCAAGTACAGGCTGGTTGTAACTTTCGGTATAATGTGTTTTTGTGTGAGGACGAGTCATTAAATTGGCTCGTCCTTTTGGCGGCTGTTAACGGTGGTATCGTGGTCGTCGTCCTTTCTCTTCTATGCCCACCAATTTGTCTTCGATGAAGTATAGCTTTAGTCCTTCGAGGTAGAAGTCGTATTGTGTGGCAAGACCGAGCGGTGTCATTATCTTTTCTATATGGCGTGGCTCGTTGCGGCGTGCCTCCACGCACATTTCTGGTGAGAAGCCAAACTCCACTAACCCCTGTCGTATTTTCTGCGCTATCCTTTCGCCCCACCGTTCTTTGGCGTAGTTGTAACGCGCCCTTTCCATGATATTCTGCTGCTCTATCACTTCCTTCACTTTTTCTTCGTTTTCTTTTATTACAGCAAGAAATTCGTCGTTTAGGTAGATGTAGTTGTGCAGCTTTTCAGAATATTCCACGAACAGTGTGTCAGCTGTAGCTACGGTTATTGAGTCACGGTGTCTCTTGTATGTCTTTTCGGGGTTTATGGTAAACACCGCGTAATAGCAAAACATTGGGGTATATTCAGGGTCATAGTCTTGGTATTCCCTTTTATGTACAAACTCATTGTGCTTGAACATTGTGATGCGTTGCCCATTGGAAAGTGTATGCCATTTCCCTGTCTCGTCTTGAATACGCATCCACTCATTTTTGTTGGGCAGCAGCACGAAGTCGGACAATATACAATTCTTTGCTTCAAAGCCGTTGCCTATTCCGACAGATTTATAAAGGGATGTTCCGTAAGAGTCGAGCCAGTTATGAGGTTCGTTTCTCTTTACCGTTTTCCAGAACAGTTTGTTAAGACCGTGGTCGAATTGCTCTATTACCCACACCTCTTTGCCCTTGTATTTCTCGACAAACTGCGATACTGATTGTTGGCTGTAATAAGTCTTGCAGCTGTCAGCCATACGATTGACATATTCATACGGGAAATCAGTGTCTTGCGCTGCTGCCGCGATATGGCAGAGGAAGGCGCATATAAAGAAGAAAACGTGCCTCATATTATATTCTTTTGTACAAAGGTAGCAAAAATAATGCGAAAAGGCATGGTTGTGGCGGAAAAATTTTCGTGTGGCAAACCTTACAGGCATTGGCACACCTATTCTTGGTAAAGTCAAATCATATTATATTAAAGTTATGGCAAATGTAAACGAAGACATCCTCACGTCTGAGACCATACAGGCGGAGGTAGAGAAGAAGGTGGCAGAGTTGAAAGCCGCCGACGGTAAGTTGAAGAAAGTCTTTCCTATCCTTGTGGAAGGTGATGAGGAGGACGCGAAGGAATACTATGTGGGCTATTTCAAGCAACCATCCTTCACCGCTTTCAGCAAGTTCATGTCGTTGTCGCAGAAAGACCAGGCAGGTGCGATGAAAGAGCTTGCCAAAGACTGCTTCATCGATGGCGACAAGGAGCTTATCAAGGACGACTCGCTGTTCACCTTCGGCCTGATGCCCCTGTTGGGTCAGATTATCGAAGTCCGAAAGGGCAAGATAGTAAATTTATCAAAAGCTGGGAAGTAAAGGACGACCAGTATTTTCGTCATCGGATGATATTCATCCGTCATTACTTTCCCGGCGTGAATATGGATGAGTTGAGTGATGAGGACTTCGCCCGATTGTCGGAGGAGGCCATGTGGCTGCACAGTAAGATGTTGATTACCCAGCAAGCCAACGCACTTGGGATGTTGTCTTGACATCACGCTCACTTACACAATTTGTTGGTTTAACATATATATTGTTCATCGTTGTTCTGAATGTCCCGCTTGTCGAGAGCGGGACATTTTTTATTTGTTGCGGGTTTGTGACAAGGAAATGAAGCGGTAGGTTTTAATCTTTGGCGGATGGTTATCGCTATTCTATAGAAAATACATTGTTAATAGATGGCAGAGCAATATACAGTCAATTACCAGATAAATGTAGCGTCAGAGCCAGCGATAGCGGCGATACGCAAGTTTCAGGAAGCCACGGCGCAGTTAGAGACGCTGACGAGGCGTTTTGACCTTGTTGCCAAGAGCATTGGCAAGGTCAACGCCGCTTTCGCTTCGGTTGGCAAGACTCCTCTGCGCTTGCAAGTTGACACTACTGCCGCAGAGACCAAGCTGAAGCGTGTGCTTACGCTGTTGAACGAGGTAAAAGCCGCATCGAAAACCGCTGCGGTGGGTGGCACTGTGCGCGTTGGCGGTGGTGTGAAGAGCAGTGCTGGCACTGGCACTGTCAACACTAAAACCGCTGCCACAGGTTTGGCTACCTTACAGAAAAGCATAAGTACCACCCAGACCGCCATCAACAACATTAACAAGAGCGTTATTGCCCCGAAAGCGAACACTCAGACCGCCATCAACAGTTTGGAAGCGTTGTTGCGGAAGATTAACGAGGTGAAGGCTAATGGCAAAATTACCATTACTGCCAGTGCTGCGGGTTCGAGTGCGGCTGTGGGGAGAAGTGGAGGCACTACTGTTGTGGGTGGTAGCAGAACCGCGCAACCAAAGATTACGCCTACCAGTGGCAGATGGTTAGGGTGGCAAGGTGGTTCGCATCAGTATTTGGGCAATGTGTATGCTGGCACTGGCACTGTTGTTGGTGCAGATATGCTGAAGGGTTTTGGGCTGACATACGGTTTGATGACATTGTTTCAAGGTATTGGCAGTGTTGTGAAAGATGCTGTTGCCTACAACAATGTTTCCCAGACCACCAAGAATATTTTGGGTACGCATGATACGCAGCCCAATTTCAATGCGCGTTTCGATGCCGCCAGTGCTTTGATGCGGCAGGTGGGTGTAGAAACAAAGTTCACCGCTCCGCAAGTAGCCGAGGCAGGCAAGTTCTTGGCGATGGCGGGCTATAATGTCAACGACATTCGGAACGCAATCCGTCCTATCAGCAATATTGCGTTGGTGGGTGATACCGATTTGGGCGAGACCGCCGACATCACCACCAATATTATGACTTCGTATCAGATACCCGCCGCGCAGATGAACAATGCCGCCGATGTCTTGACAATGACCTTCACCAAGACCAATACCACGTTGGAAGACTTGGCGGAGTCGTTCAAGTACGCTGGTACGGTGGCTCATCAATCGGGTTTGGATTTTGAGACCGCCAGTGCCGCTTTGGGTGTGTTGGGTGATGCGGGTATTCAAGGCAGTCATGCCGGTACGACCTTGCGTATGATGCTGTTGAATATGCAGAACCCCACCGCAAGGGCACAGAAAGCATGGAAAGAGTTGGGCATATCTGCCAAAGACGACAATGGCAATCTGCGTGACTTTAATGACATCTTGCAAGACTTGAACGCCAAGCGCAAGCAGATGGGCGCAGGTGAGTTTTCCACTCTTATTAACAAGATGTTCCGTGTTACCGCCGCCCCTGGCGCGTTGGCACTTATACAGAGTGCCGACAAGGTAAAGCAAGTTACAGACTTGAACACCTATAATTCCACAGGTTTGTCAAATGATTTGGCGGAGGCGAAGAAGAACACACTGGAAGGCAAGTGGTATCAGTTCACCTCTTCTTTCACCGAGACAGGTATGCAGCAGTTTGAGGCTATGCAACAGCCCATTGTAGATTTCCTCGACAGGATGATTAACCTGATGAAGTCGGAGAACTTTGCCAGTGCCATAAATGTAGGGTTAAAAGTAACGTTCCAAGCATTGTCGGATATTGCTGATGTCGCCAATACTATTTTCGGGCTTGTGCGCGGAATTTCCAAATATTTTGGGTGGGTGCTTGATATACCCGGATTGGGGTATGTCTTACGACATTTTGTTAAACTTCAGTTGGTACTAAGCACCATTGTTGGCACATTGAAGATGATGGTCAGTTTGAAAGCGTCGCTTTTGGCTGTTACCAAGCTGAATATTGTTGTCAGTGTTATTGGTGTGTTGGTTAGTCGTGTCAAGGCACTTGTTATAGCTATGGGTGCGTTGCGTGGAATGAGTTTCATGCAGGGTTTGCGCAATATCCCAATGCTATTTGGTGCGGCAATGAGCAGTCCATTGGTTCGTGGCGCAGGGACGTTAGCTGGTGCTGTCGGGGCTGGTGCAGGGGCGGCTACTGGTGTCGGTGGCGCAGCCGTTGGAGCAGCGGGCGCGGCTGGTGGTCTCGGCATTATGGCTGGGTTAAAGACTGTTGGCGGTTTTTTGATGTCGAACCCTTACACTTTGGCTGCTACCGCAGGTATAGCCGCAGTTGGTTATTTGATTTATAAAATTCACGAAAACAACAAGGCGGTTAACGCTGCTCGTCAGGCTAATTTGGAATGGGCTAAAAGTTTTGAGAACTTGGGCGTTAGCAAGATGCAGGTGGAGAGCATGAATGATGTTGTGATAGGCAATATGAGACTTTATGCCTCTCAGTTAACAAATGAGCAAGAAAGGCTGCAACAGTCCATAGACCTTTATGACAGATATTGGGAAGCCAAGAATGGCGGCAAGAAAGATGAGCAGGGTGCGAAAGACAAGACAAAATACATTGAAACCGAAGCAGGCTCTACGTTCAAAACGATGATGGAGGGTGCTGACGCATTTTCATGGCCGTGGCAGAATGTTGTGGATGAGAATTTTGCTCCGTCTATGGAGAAATTGCTGCACAGAAAACCCGGACAAGGCTATGCTGATTTGGTGCAGTCGCGATGGACTACCGATATGTCGGGCAACAGTGTCGGTCAAGAATACTGGCTTGATATGTATGGCGGCAAGCTGCGCATACCGTTGGGGTCTGACGGCAAGATTAATGAAGCCGCTGCCGTGCAGTTGGCGTTGGCGCAGGAAGGCTCAAATGCCGAGAATGAGACCGTGAAGAAGATGGAGCAGTTCTTGTGGACTCACGCTACAAGGGCGCAAGGGTATGATGATATGCTTGCTGTTGTCAATCAAGCCCGCAAGAACTTTATGCCATATCGTTGGAGTACTCAATGGGACCCCGGTATCAGCAGCGAGACCGCCAGTGATATGACACAGTATGATGTCGAGCACTCGAAAGCCTTTGTCTATGCCCAAAGAGAGCTCATGTCTCAAATCCTTCAGATTTGGATGGACTTGGGCAAGTTGGAACAGCAGTTTGACGCTGGGCAGCAAGTGGATGTAATGTCTATACAGCGTGTCATCGCTCACCGATTTGGCGTGTTGTTAGACCCGCAGTATGGCATTTTCGGTTCGCCGGAGTGGTTGAAGAAATGCCAGGAAGTGCTGAAGACCGACAGTAACGGCAATCAGCGGAGCATAGAGCAGATGACAGGCATGATTAACGACACCTTCACTGGTTTGGCTGGGTGGTTCAACGACTTGCCTGCCCGTTATCAGCCTATGTTCTCACAGTTCTTGAATCGTGGCTATTGGGAGCAAATGCTGACAGGTGTTGGCGGTCAGACGAGCAATTTGTCGGCGGGCGGTTGGTATGGCGGCAAGAAAGAAGGCGATGTGGCTTGGTTTGGTGGCAAGAAATACACTTGGAAGACAAGTGGCGTGTTGGCTGCTGGCGGTGAATGGGTTGATGCACAAGGGAAGTCTTACAGTCCTTCTGACGCTACCAAGACAAGCACTTACACACCACCTACGAACAAGTGGAAACCCACGGCGGGCGGCAACGGTGGAAACACGCATAACGGCGCAGACCAGTCGCAGTATAAGAACCATTACCAGAATCTCTCTGCCGCTCCGAAGCAAGTCATCGTGCGGATAGAGAACTTGATGAAGGTTGACAAGCAGATGATAGATATGGGCGATGAGCGTCAGAGTGCCGCTGTCAACCATATCAAGGAGCAGTTGGCTACTGCCCTGTTGGATGTAGTACAAGACTTTAACGCAAATATAGTATAAGATGAGTTTTATCAGTTCGGCGTTTTCCAGTTTGAAGATAGGCGTTGGCCAAAGTCTCACCAACACTGGCATCAATGCCGCCTTTAACGCTTTGAATTATTCCAAAAGAGACGGACAGCTGAAGTTCATCTCCCCCAGAGGCTATGACAATGTGTATGTGTATGCCGCCAAGCGTACCATGATGCAGATGTCGTTTGCCGCCATTAATGACTTATACCCCAAATATGTCAGGCAGTTGAACCGCAAAGCCGCTGAAGCAGCATACGCGAAGAATCAAGGCAGCGAGTTACAGAAAATCATTGTCAATGGCAGGAAAGCCGATGAGGACACCTTCAACAAGCAAGGTGTCGTGTTGAAATACAAGGGCAAGCCCGCCAACGAGGGTTTGTTGTTGTGGATAAAAACCGAGGACAACACTTCCAAGAAAGTGACCTTCAATACCTATTGGGACAAGATAAAGGGGTTGAGCAATGACGAAGCGTCGAAAGCCGATGTCATTGCCAGTACCGAAGTGTCCGTGCCGGGCGACAATGTGTTCTTGGACTTGGGTGCTATCATACAGGCGCAGAGTGCCAACAATGTGATACTCACGAAGGTGCAGGGTAGGGATTATTCACGGAAGGAACTTGTCTCTGGCGGTGATGTCAACTTCACTGTTACGGGCAAAATCACCAGCAACTATCCCGATGTCTATCCATACGCTGATGTGTCGAAATTTGTTACGCTGATGCAGCATAAAGGCGTGATACAGGTTTATAACATCCTGTTCCAGCAGTTCAATGTTACCCAAATATTGATAAAGGACTTCCAGATGGGGCAGAATGAGGGTTTCAAGAACGAGCAGCCTTACAGTTTTACTTGCGTGGCAGTAGAACCTGATAAGGAGGTTAAGGTTGTGGAAGACACCCTCAACGCCACCAATTTGGAGATTTCCAAGAGCAAGAAGAAAGGCTGGGCGCAGGTGTTGTTGGACAAGGTGAAATCATCTGCCGCCAGCCAAGCCGCACAGATGTTGGAACAACTCACTTCAAACGCCATTTAACGATGAAGAGCAGAGAACATCAGAAATTCCCCGACAAGTTGCATATCCTTGTGTGCAAGATATTGGTATGGGAGCCAGCGGACAAGAACACTATTGATGTGGATGACCCTGCCGAGGACAAATGTCTGACCCTTACCGAGTGTGAGAGCATAGAGATTGAGGAGTCGTATAAGAAGTTGATAGGCACTGCCACCGTGAAGTTTCCGCGCGGCACTATCATCAAGCGCACCCAGACCGCCAACGATATTGAGGAGAACGGTACTACCACCGTTTATACCGAGCGTTTGGCGGATGGTACTATCACTGAAAAGCGGTCAGGCACGTCCACGGCAAAGCCCAGCGATTTCAAGGTAGGTCAGAGAATCCGTATTTATTTGGGCTATTACGAATACGAAGACAAGGTTTTCAAGGACAGTGACGAAGAAAAGCTATATATGCAAGAAAAGGCGTTAATCAAAACGCCCGATTTTGACGGCTACATCGTGAAGTGCAGCGTCTCTACGCCGATAGAGATAAAATGCGAGAATTTGGCGAGTGGTTTGAAGCGCAAGAATTGCAGGAAGATAATTACTGGAAACCATGCCACTGTGAACGACTTTTTGAAAAGCGGCGGCAAGTATGATTTGTTGAAAGGCACAGGGCTGAAGCTGCATTCTTATACAGCTAATTGTGAGATAGACATAGGTAAGGTGCAGTTGAGTGAGGACTTGACGGTCGCCGATGTGCTGACGGAGTGGTCGAAGTATCATCTTTATAGTTTTATATGCAATGACACGGATGGTAAGCCCGCTGTAGCTGTCGGACGTTCATATTTCGCAGAAAAATCTGCGGAAAGCATATTAAATTATAGGAATAACGGAGCCAATGGAGCTTTGATACAGTTTGATTATCATGTTGCAGAAGACGGTTTGACATTGATGAACACCGACCCCAAGTTTTTGGCTGTAGAAGCACAAGGATGGAAATTTGAAGGTGGCAAACAAATCAGGTATTGTGTCACCATTAGGCTTAACCCAGAGTGGACTGGAACGAAAGACACCACGCACAAGAAGTTTCAGCTGTTGAACGAAACTCAGTTGAGCAAGAAAGCGCAGAAATTGGGGGCTACCATGAAATCATCGACCAAAGACAAGGTGGATTTGAGCCAATATGTATTGATACCATACGTTGCGAGCAAGATAGGTATTACGGAGGATGAACTGATAAAACAGGCCGAAGCCTATTTTGACGGTTACAATATGAATGGCATAGAAGGTAGTATCACTGTTTTCGGCGATTACCATTGGCTGTCTGGCAACAAGGCAGAACTGCTGGATATTCGTCAGCCAGAGAAGAACGGCTGGTATTTGGTGGAGGAGGTGAACACCAAGTTTGGTGTCAATGGTTACAGGCAGACATTGAAGTTGCCTTATTGCATTGCGAGGCCAGAGGAGGAAGAGTAATAGTGATTTAAGGACAGTAAAGATTTTAACGAGATACGATGTTGCAAGAGAATAAGATAATAACGAGCGAGTTAAATGCCAACGAGACCATTTATGACGCTATTCGGCAGATAGCCTATCACAAATTGGTCAATCCACGCACCAATGTGTTGAAGAACACATCGAGAACATCGGGGTATGTCGTGAAGGTGCATTTGGATAAGGATGACGAGCTGTTAGGCACTGTCGATGTGCAGGAATACAATGTCGCTTCGGAGGCCAACAGGCAAGCCATTGAGGACGGTTTGCCTGTTGGCTACCACGAGGGCGTGTATCTGTCGGCGTTACAGAACAACGAGAACGGCATGGTGGTCATTCCTTTTCTGCACAGTGATGTCGTCATTGCCACTGACCCAGAGACGTTGCGGGAATATGTGATACAGTTCTCTCATGCCGACACTGTGCAGATAGACGCGCACAACAAAGTCGTTGTTGGTGTTACCGAGACAGAGGAATGGCAAGAGGATGAGGACAGTCCTGATGCCGATGAGTTGGAGAAGACAGGCGTTCATGCCCATACCACCTACACCCCGACTTCCGCTTTGACCGTTGTGGGTAACAGCGAGGAAGCCACCGACCAAAGTAGCGTGGAGATAACTGCTGAACATATCGTCGCCACACGAGACAAGGGAGTGGTGACAATGGATGCCGACAAGATAGAGGGCAAGTATGGCGACAAGACCAGCGCAACCCTTAATGGCGACCAAGCCGAGGTGAAATATGACAAAGCCCAGTTGTTGTTGGATGCGCAGCAGTTGCTCGCCAAGTATAACGCCAAAGAGATTGTGATAAAGAGCGATGGTGTGTATTTGGGCAGCGGCAGCGCGAATGAGCCAGCTGTGTTGGGCAATCAGTTAGCCTCTCTTCTGATAGACTGGTTAGGTACGCTGTCACAGATGATGACCACCACTATGATGGGTCCGCAGCCTCCTATCAACTTGGCCAAGTTTGTTGCTTTGCAAGCGAAGGTGAACAGTTACAAAGCCGCCACATCGGGCATCTTATCAAAGACAGTAAAAGTAGCGCAATGATATGGCAACATTAAATGAAGGCATACCAAAGATAGAAGAGGGCAGCACGTTAGAGACCCTTTATAACAGGCTGTTGGCGGGTTTCAAGTCCTCGCAGGACGAGACACTGCCCGACTATACCAGTAGCGATTACGTCATTGTCACGAAAGACGATGACGGCAATATCGCCTATTCTGCCGATGAGACAAAGATTAACGCCAGTATAGCGGAATATAAGGACATCACCATGAAGAATGCCGCTTATCTGTTGGCGAGCAGTATTGTAGGTAGCAGTGGCAGCAGCGAAAGTGGTGGTGAGAGTGGTAGCAGCGGCGGGGGCAACAACCTGTTTGTGGCTATCACGGGCGATACCATGACAGGCAAGCTGAACGCCCAGTACGGTTTTGTCACGGGCGCGAATGGAGTCAAGATTTTTGAGGTCTATCAGACCAACGAGGAAAATGCCGAGGACAGGATAAGCATTGCGAGGGTAACAGGCGAGCTTCATTTAGACGCGCATGGCTTGTGGGTTAATGAGCGGAATGTGCTGTGGTATGACAATGACGTGCTAAGGATAGACGCTGGCGATGGCAACAGTATTGAGCTGAATGGCGATGTCAGTTGTCTGGGTACGCTGAAGGTCGGCGATTTGGAAATTACCGAAGACGGCATCAATTTTGACGGCAAGGACTTCTATCATTCGGGTAACTCGAACAAGGAAGATGTTGACTGGACGATGAGGGACGGCACTGTCGCGGGCAATTTAGTTGTTAAGGGAACAAGCGCGTTGGGTGGCAAGCTGACCGCTTTGGGCGGCGTTGACTTGGGTGTTAATGATACCAGTGTGCTTTTAATCACCGAGGACAAGACCGTTTCGCTGGTCGGCGACTTGGATATACAATATGGCGGCATAAAATTTGAGGGCGATTATATCATCAACTTGAAGAATGAGAAGGTGGTGTCGTTCTGCGCCCCCAACCGCATATTCAACTTGGGCGATGGCGACACCCAGCAGATAAATTTGCAAGCCGATGTCTATGATGACGATGGCGAGTATCTGATGATGAGCAAGTTTGGTGACGGCTATTTTCCCAATTCGTTCAAGGCAGGTCATTTCTTGGGCAATGTGCTGATAGAGACCTACAAGAACAACACCGTGGATGCAGGCGCGGTGTTCAGCAGGTATATCAGATTGGGTAACAGTGGCGGTCCGGGCTTTTACAGCGATGGCATAGACGTGTCTTTTGAAGGCCCGTTTGTCTATAACACCGAGGCGGACGGCGAAACCACTGCCGTTACAGAATACAAGACCACCACCTTTGGTTATGCTGCCTCCACCAGTCTGTTCACCCCTTTGAACAAACAGTCTGCCAGTTTGTTTTTCACTACTGATGCGGATTTTTATGTCTTTGACAAGCCATTGGAAGGCAAAAAGTCGATAGGAATTGCGGAAAGCAAAACCCGAATTTGTGATAATCAGCTATTCTTTGGTGACTCCGTATATTGGCAGGGCTTGGATGACGGCGTAAAGCATTACGGCAATGCCTATATGGTGGGCAGCATCGGTTCTGTCAGTTTCTCCAGTGGTTTCGCGGGAAGCGGCTGGAAGATATATGAGAACCAGTTGACGGGCAACATCAGTGCCACGTTTGACGAGCTTACCGTCAGAAAGAAGATGCGTGTCTATGAGTTGGAAGTTCAGAAGATGTCGGTCACAAACGGCTCGTTGTGGGTCAGCGACGCTTGTTCCGGGGACTATGCGGAAGAGATTGCGTGATGAGGGTTAGGATATTAAGATATTAGAAAACAACGCCGTTTATGTCGGTATATAACTATAAGAAATACAAGATTTCGCTTCGCCACGACACGAAGAAGACACAGGGCTTGCGCACAGGCGATATTGTCAGACGACAATATTTTGACGACACGAACCTTGTGTATTCGTTGATGTGTGTGTTGAGTTACGGTACGGAAGAAGTGGTGGATAGCGATACCAACGAGATAGTGGAGAGAAACTATTTCATTGGTGCGCTGTTGGAGGGAGATGTGCCTACCAGTGAGCAGTTGTTGGACTTTGCCCGCATCACTAATTTGTTTGACACCTCCCGCTCTGGCGCATTGTACTTGACAGGCTCGGACGAGCAATCGCCCTTTATGGATGTCATTGACGGTATCGGACGCAATGAGAGCTTGTGTTGGCCAGAGAATATCGCCACCGCCGACTATGCCGATTCTGAAAGCCAGTATGTCGTTGTCGGCACGGATGTTGTAAGTGTCGATTATTCCGCTACGATGGATGACAATTACAGAGTTGTGCATATCAAGCGGGACGGCACTGTTTATTATGATTTTGTGGGCTTGCAGCAGGACTTTTACAAATATGTCGCCAATCCGAACAGGGTGTTGGTGTCGTATAAGATAAAAGGCTCGAAGGCGATGTCGTTCACGATGTCGTTGGGCTATCAAGACGGAACACGGACTGACGGCGAAGATACCGTCAGCGTTACTACCGATTGGCAATATAAGCTGCACGCCATCACTGTGGATTATTCGGGCAGGTATCTGAGAGCCTTCAAGTTGGATATGACCACGATGTCGGAGAACGATGAAGTGTGGGTTGCCGACTTCAATATCATTTTGCTGTCAAGCGTTGCCAATTTTGGCGATGCGAGCAAGATGAGGATAGGCAAGTTGTCGGGAGTCAACGACCCTGTTTTCGGCACGTTGGACGGTTATGGTGGTTATATGCAGAAGTTGTTTGCGTCGCGGTCAGCCCATATCTCTGGCACGCTGACCGCTGGTGATGAGAACGGTTTTGCCGCCACGTTCTATGCTGGCAAGATACACAGGAACACCTTTATTAACTCCATTGATGTGGATTTTGTATCGAGCATAGATATTGACGACAGCATTGACAACCCTACCGGCATGGGCAATGTGTATAGCTTTGGCGATGCCGTCACGATGAACGCACAGTCGAACACATGGTATAAGGAGCGGATAGGCAAGCAATACACCTTCTCTTTTTGGATATATGCGAAAGCCGCCTGTCAGTTGAGCGTGTTGCAGAATGACAAGGTTGTCGGCACGATACAGATTAGTTCGGCTGATGTGTTGGCATGGGCAAGGCACAAGGTTACGTTTGAGCTGCAAGAGCCGACCAACGACACAGACGGCTTGACGTTGGGGTTTGCGCCCACTTTCACTGTTGGCGTTGACGAGACCGCCATTGCCTATTTCACCTCTCCGCAGTTGGAGGCTGGCAGTATTGTTACCCAGTATCAGCCCACGGATGTCACGCTGAACTATACAGAAGACTATGGTGCATGGTTTGCGAGAGGTGGAATTGGCGGCACGATACAGAATCCGCTGTTGCAGTTGAACTATGACGGCAATGGCAGTATCGGCACAAGAACAAAGAGTATAGAGCTGAAGCAAGACGGAAGCGGGCATTTGGCAAACGAGCAGATAAAGTGGACCAAGCAGGGCGATGTTACGTTTGGAAAAAATGTCGTGATGACTTGGGACAATTTGGACAGCAGTGTCAAGGAAGAGGTTGTCAGCAAGTCGATACGCATCACTGGCACGGACACGTTTGTCTTGTTGGGTGACATGACGGGTGCAGACCCCTCTACCAGTCCTGCCGACATTACGCTGTCATTGGAAGAAGAGAACATAGAGTCCACGTCCAGTCAGCGGCAATGGTACTATCAGTCGGGCTATGACTATGTGGCTTTCGAGAATGGCAATGGCAAGACCTTGACGATATTTCCTTTCGCGAGTTATTGGAACAATGCCAATTCGCTGACTGTCAAATGCGTTGTGGAATATAACGGCAGCACTTATTCCGACACTTTCACCGTGCGGAAGCAGTATATGGTGGGCTATAGCATTGAGATAACCTCCAGTAAGGGTGTGTCGTTCAAGAACAATGATTGTGAGACCATCTTGACCGCCAATGTCTATTATCAAGGCAAGTTGGTGGATGCTGATTACGCTGCCGAGCATTACCTGTTCAAATGGCGCAAGTATCATTTGCCCGACACCGAGAACGAGGTGGAAGGCTGGGCGGACGCTGTTACCGATGCGGACGGTAATGTTACGCGCGAGGCTATTGACACCGAGAAGCAAAGCATTACGTTAGACTACGGCATCAGCGGTCAGGACTATTTCACTTGCGAGTTGCTGAATAGCGACAGTTTTCCATACGAGTTCCCATTAACATTTTAAGATATGGCAGACACATTAGAGTTGTTGGACTTCAACAACAAACAAGAGAATAACGGTACGGACAACAGAGGGCGGTTGACAGCCAATGAGTTTAACCAGTTGGTGACAGCCGTGAACGGCAACAGTACCGACGCATATAACTTGAAGAAGCAGGTAGGGTCGCTCACTTTTGACGTACAGGCGAGCGAGGCGGCATACGAGGCTTTGGAGAGCAAAGACGAGAACACCGTATATTTCGTGTTGGAAGAATGATACGCATTAACGAACACGATATTAGCAGTGTGAGGGTTGGCACGAAAGTGGTGTCTGCCATTTATCTTGGTGCCGTATTGGTGTGGCAGGCCATACGTTCCTGTTTTGGCTCTGGCTACTGGATAAACATCTCTCCGTGGAAGGATGACGAGGGATGGAAGAACGGATGAGGAATTAAGGATTAAAGATAACACATTATAAATTATTATGGCAAAGAAGTACAGGACAGACGAGATACCAGAAGGTAATTTCTCTGAAGACTGGGGCGGCAGCAGTGAGAACACCGTTCCTGTGGCAAGTGATGAGACCAATCTGTTGCCTTATTCGGGCGCGGCTGTGCAGTCGTTCATCAAGAAATACTTACAGAAGCATGAAGACAAGATAGGCTATTTCGCGTGGTCGGACACCATTGACAGCACCAACTATTACCATTTGTGGGGTTTTGCCGATGAAGCCGCTTACAAGGAATATGTCGCTGGCGATAAGGAGGATGAGGCTATCAAATCCCTGTTGCTGCTGGACGAGGCGTTGCCCATCTCCACTGTGCAGGGCGATTCATACGCCGCCTATTTGTATTCCTCTATCGGCACTACCGTTGATATTGTTGTCGCTGACGGCAAGTTGGTTGTGCCGCTGCGTTTCTGTGCCGTGCGCATCACCAATGGCGAGCGTCTGAATGTGGGCAGCAAGGGCACTATCGTGGTGCAACGGAAGACAAGCACAAGTTCGTGGGCCACTGTCGCCACGTTGGAGGAGGCTATCAGTTCCACCGACTATTCAGATACGAACACCTACACTAATATAGACATCGGTTCATATCTGACAAGCGGCACGCAATCTATCCGCATACAGGCGAGATATGAATACACCGATGGTGACGGCAACACGCAAAGCACGTCGAGCACTTACGTTGTTGTCGGCTCGTCGGTCATTAGCACTACTTTGTCGCTCACTTGCAGCCAAGACTGGCAGACCCCTATTATCGCCTCGACGCAGCAGAGCAACGGTTTCCCTTATTCCTATACCGTCTATGGTGCTGTCGCCAAGACGCTGCACTTGCAGATTACGGGCGGCAATGGGTTAGTGTTGTCGATAGAGAAAGAGCTTGACAGCACTAAGAACGGCTCTACGATAAGAGAGACCTATATAGATGCCACTGACGCATACAAGCTGTTTGCCCACGGCGTGAGGTTGGTGAAGGCTTGGCTCACCTGTGATGACGGCATGGGCGGCACTATCAGCAGTGATGTGTTGGAGAACCGCTTTATGATTGTCAATACCGACACGGAGGGCATGGACAAGACAAAGCCCTATCTCATGTTGCAGAACATGGTAACGGCTGTCACCAACTATACCCAAAGTGATATATGCGGTTATGCCGTCTATTCGCCGAAGGTCAATTCTGACGGCAGCATCACCAATGACGGCGGCAATGTGAATGTGGTGTTCTACCTCACCAGCTATTCAGAGACGTTTCCCTCGGATGATGTTACCGAGTATTTCCGCATAGAGCAGGAGGTAGAGCCGGGGATTGTGAACATGTTGAACACTACGATAGAGATAGAGAGTGATGATGACGCAGCCACTATCAACGCTTATTTCAGGGTTTATCGCAGGGACGGTGATGACGAGGTGGACTTCCTCTCTGATGCAGCTGGCGTGGAAACGCTGTCTATCGCCGTTGATAATTCCGATAGTTATGCCCCGACAAAGGGTGCGACCTTCCTGTTGAACCCGAAGGTGCGCAACAATTCGGAAGACGAGCCTATGCGCATACTTAATGCGAGGAGCAACAATGACGAGGTGGAAAGCACTTGGGAAGGCTTTGGCTTGGTCAATGACGGCTGGGTGACGGCGGAGGACGGCGTTAAGGTGCTGCGCATTCCCAGTGGCGCGAAGCTGAATTTCAAGTATAACCCCTTTGCACAGTTCTTGACAACCCCCAACAGCAGTATGACGTTGGAGTTGGATGTGGCGATGCGCAATGTTACCAATGAGGACGACCCCATTATACAGATATGCGAGGCTGTTGGCGACAGTTGGTTAGGTTTGCGGATGAAGCCGTTGGAAGGCTGCATCTATTCCGCGAGCAACCAAGTTGACAGTGAGACCGATTTTCAGTGGCAGGAAGACATCAGAACCCATATCGCCATCAATATCCATAATGCCGTCATTCCGAACAAGGGCGATGCCCTTGCCCCTTCGGACGGCACGAGTCTTGACACTGCCGCCACGTCCATTCCTCTGATACGAGTGCTGATTAATGGCGACATAGAGCGTGAGATACGTTTCAGCGGCACGAACAAGGAAGAGTTCTGCACCGCCGCCTTGTCGAATGGCGGCATCACGTTAGGGCAGGACGGCGCGGACTTGGATGTCTATTCCATCAGGTGTTACACCAATATGAAGTTGGAAGCCAGCGATGTGGTGAACGACTATATGTCAACCCTGCCTACCGCCGCCGAGAAGCAGACTATGCGCAAGAACAACGACATTATGACTGGCGAGAAGGTCGATGTGGAGAAGGTCAAGGCGTTGGGCAAGCGAGTCTTGATTTTGCATGGCATTGAGCCATATATGTATAATCAGGGAGCGCAGAAGGTATGGTGGGAGATTTTTCAGTATAACGCCGATGGCAGTTATAATGCAGACCTTTCAGGCACTATCTGCAAAGAGACCAAGACCAAGAGCAAGCGTCAAGGCTCTACCGCTAACACCTATTATTACAGTAACATACAGACCAAGATTTCCGATGCGGGAACGATTATCGTCCCATTGGCGGACATCCATTCCTCTATCACCTACACCGTCAACGACCCTGTTACGGACAGCACCACTGGCGAGACCACGCAGACCGTTTCGATGTATGGCGGCAACTTGGGCAAGAAAGACCCTGTGGAGAATGAGGCAAAGGAATACCCATACGTTGACAATGACGGTGTTCCCAGTGTGGAAGTTCCCGATGGCTGGATAGACGGCAACGGCAAGTATAGGGGCAAGGGTTTTATGATAGCCGAGAACACCCCATTGGCAGACAAGTTGGTGTTGAAAATCAACTATGCGAGCAGTATGCAGAGCCATTTGTGCGGCTGCACGAGACTATATAACGACTTGCACACCGCCGTTGTCGGCAAGAACTCGTTGCAGGAAGCCTGTGCCGCCAACGGTTATGACGCGCGTGTCGCCAAATACACCGAGCCGGTGTTCTTCTTTACGCAGGGTGATGACAGCACGGACATCGTGTTCCGTGGCGGCGGCAATTTTGGCGGCGGCAAGATGGACAAGCCTTCGTGGGGCTATAACAAGAAGGTGAAAGGACACGCCATGTTCGCCATGTTTGAGGGGTCGGACAACAACTATGAGCTGACCGATATGCGTGTGCCGTTCACCACCGACACCAACTGCGAGGAAGCCATTACATACAGCCCTGACGATGAAGGTTATTTCTATAATGGTTTGCAGAACCTTGACTTTGACGCAGGGGCTACCGATGAGGATGAGGACGGCAATGAGACCCCGAAGAGTGCGTTGACCGAGCGTTTGGCGGAGATATGGAACTTTCTTTACCTCCATTCTCCGATGATAGAATATTACAACGGCAATTTCAGTGCGTTCCAGACTTCTGACTATGCCAAGAACACCACAAAGAAATACTGGTGTACGGAGGGTGATGACGCATATAAGTTGAAACGCTATAATTTTGTGTCGAAGCAATGGGTCGATGCAGGGCTATGGGACAGCGACAGCCAAAGTTATGGCGTTGTCAACCTCACCACTGACGAGATGACCGCCAGTGTATATAGCAGTTCGACGAACAAGACCCAGTATGCGAAGCTCAATGCCGAGTTGAAAGCCGCCGTTGTCGCCCATTGCAAGACCTATATCGGCTGGTATGTAAACACCAAGTCGCTGCGTTTCCATTACGCCTTCATTAATCACTTCATGGCTGGCACGGACAACTGTAGCAAGAACACCTATTATGTGTTTGACCCCAGTCCGAAGAGTGTTACGATAAACGGTGTTACCAAGAGCTGCGTGCTGATGGAGTTGCACCAAGACGATGTAGATACCATTCTGCCCATTGACAACAATGGCAGGAAGACCAAGCCCTATTATATTGACAGGATGCACCCCTACGCAGACAGCGACACCGCGCACAGCACCAGTCTGTATGAGGGCATGAACAATGTGCTTTTCAACCTCTGTGAGGAGATGTATGAAAGCACGCGGGAGTTGCAGTCGATGTTGAACGCCATCCTTACCGAGATGACCAAGTTGGTGACAGAGAACGATGACTTGGCGGGCTTCACTGGGTCGAGCAAGGTCAGTGCTTTCGGTTGCTTGTGGAAGTATATGTTCAACATACAAAACTATTTCCCTGTTACCGCTTATAACGAACAGGCGCGAATACGCTATGAATATCCCGCCATGCTGAAGTTCATCAGTCAGGGCAGCGGTGCGCGAGGCATCGCTCCTATCACCCAGTCGTGCGGCTCGCTGTTACAGGCAGAGGTGCAGTTTATGCGTCGTCGCCTTATCTATATGGCATCCTACGCAGCGTGGGGCAATTTCTATAATGGAAAAGACTATTCCGTGGGCATCTCTGACGCTGTTGACAGTTTCGCCATGCAAGCCTATCACTTGCCTGACAGTGCCACGAGTGCCACCGAATATAAGTTCACGCTGAAGCCCCACCAGTATATCTACCCCACAGGAATGTTGGGCCAGACCAGTGTTGACCCTCATG